ATTAATTGACAAAAATGCATTTAAATTCTTATGGGTAGTTGATTTTCCTATGTTTGAATATATTGACAGTCCAGTTACTGAAAAATCATATAAGAAGATTAAGGAAATTATAGATAAAGCCATCCGAAGTAACAAAGCTGTTCACACACCAAAAGATTATTACAATAGAACATACTAATTATTAAACACTTAACAACTTGTTAGGTGTTTTTATTTATACTCTTGTCCTGGATATGACATTAAAAGGTCTTTTTTATTATGTCAAATTAAACTAGCGTGGATTATTACTTAAGTGAAGTGGTGCACAACTGAACTGAAAGAATAAGACTAGCGTGGATAAGGAGAAACAATGAACAAACAATTTTTATTAAAACTAAACATTCAATACTTTTCAGAGGAAGGAGCAACAGAAGGAGCTGTAGAATCAGCACCAACTGAACCTGAGTTTAAAGCTCCATCTAGTCAATCTGAGCTAGATAGTATTGTTAACAAAGCAGTTCAAACAGCGTTAAATAATCAGAAAAGTAAATCTGATGAGGACTTTCAAAAACGTGTAGAAGCTGAGATTAAAAAGCGTGAAGATTATGCCAAATTAAGTGAAACACAAAAACGAGATAGAGACTTTGAAGAGAGGCAGAATAAATTCAACGAAGAAGTCGCAGCTTTCAAACAGTCACAGTTAATCATGGAAGTAAAAGAAGATTTACTATCTAAGAATTTGCCTGTTGAACTAGCTGAGACTTTTGCTAAGCATGGTTCAGCTGAGGAAGCTTTAAAAGCAGTAACGGTATTAGAGAGAGCGTTCCAAGACGCAGTAGCAAATGCAGTAAAAGCATCAGCAAGACAAACTACACCAGGAGCAAGTGGAACTGGATTTGATAAGCAAATGAATATAGGACAACGACTTGCAAAAGGTGTTAATTACAAAAAACCATTTTAAAAAGGAGAACAATAGATGAGAACTAGAAATATTTTCAATGAAAAAGAAATTCTTCACAATTTAGACTATGAAGCAATTTCAGTAACAGTAGATAAAACTACTACAGGAACAGTAGATGAAGGTGGACGTAAAATCTTAAAAGCTGGGACATTCTTAGCTGGAGATGGTAAGTCTATCTTTGAAGACAGAACTAAAAAAGTTAAAAAATTAGTAAACGATGCATCAGCAACTTATGTTGATGGAGTTGCATTACATGATGTTGACTTAACAGACGGAGATGCAGTTGTTGCTTGTGTATTTAAAGGTACATTACGTGAAGATAAATGTAACAATGGGGCCGCTGTTGAAGGTAAAGTAAAAGAAAAATTAAACTTAATCAAATTTGTAAAAGGAGTGTAGTAAAATATGGCGTTAATTTATGACACAATTACAGCTGAAAATGTAGCTGGATACTGGAACGGAACTCAAGAGGAAGTAACTGAAACTTTAGGGGATAGATTATTCCCTGCTAAAAAACAATTAGGAATTAAGCTTGCAATGGTAAAAGGTGGAAGCGGTAGAGCAGTAGTACTTAAACCTGCTGCATTTGACACTAAAGCACCATTAAGAGAAAGAATGAACTTAAGTATCACTGATACTCAAATGCCTTTCTTTAAAGAAGCTTTGCTAGTTAAAGAGGAAGATAGACAACAATTAAACGTGATTTCTTCTACAGGAAACCAAGAACTTATTGACACAGTGTTAAGTGGAATCTTTGATGACCATGCACGCCTTGTTAATGGAGCTAAAGCACGTATTGAAGCAATGAGATTACAAGTGTTAGCAACTGGTAAAATTTCATTCAACAATAACGGAGTAGCTCAAGAGTTTGATTACGGAGTAAAACCTGAAATGAAGAGCACTGTTGCTAAAGCTTGGACAGCTACTGATGCAACGCCTCTAAAAGACTTAGAAACAGCGATTGCAGCAATGGAAGCTCAAGGTAAAAAAGCTGAAGTAATTATTATGAACTCTACTACATTTGGTTTATTAAAAAATGCTGACAGCACAGTTAAACTTGTTAAACCTTTAGCTCCTAAAGGTGCATCAGTAACAAGACAAGAGTTAAGAGATTACATCTTAGATGCATTTGATGCAACTGTAGAGATTTCTAGAGACTCTTATGAAGATGGAGACGGAACTGTTAAGAAATATTACCCTGATGGATATGTATCATTAATACCTAACGCTAAATTAGGTTCAACAGTGTTTGGTACTACTCCTGAAGAATCTGACCTATTAGGAGGAAACGTTGCAGGAACCGACGTTGAAATTGTAAATACTGGTATTGCAGTTACAACTCAAAAACTTGTAGATCCTGTTAACGTTCAAACTAAAGTATCAATGATTACATTACCATCATTTGAGAGATTAGATGATGTTTACATGCTAGACATTCAACCATAGGTAAAAGCTTATGGATAGAGATATAGTGCTGTACAACGTTAAGGAAGACTTAGATATTCGTGACACATTGCAAGACACTATAATCTATAGACTTATTGACAAAGTCGTAGACCATTTTAAATTTGCTTATAAACAAGATGAAATAGATGATAAATATCGTTTCATCATAGAAGACTGTGTTATTAAACGTTTTAATAGGCGTGGTGCTGAGGGTGCCACGTCTGAAAGCGTTGAAGGACATTCAGTAAGCTATGAAACTTTCCTTAATGAGTTTGCACCATGGGATGAAATGTTAAGGGAAGATTTCAAGAATGGGAAAGCTAAGAAGGGACAACTATTTATTTTCTAATATGAGATATTCAGATAGAGCAGTCTTTAAACAAATAAGCAAAGATGAATATGACTTTGAAACGGGAGAACACAAAAATACAGAACTTTATTCTGATATAGTTACGTGCTATGTGATGGATTTAGGAATAGATAAGTCTGTTAAGATATTCGGAGATTATAGCAAGCAAAGAAAAGTTATATATCTTAAGAATGCTTACACTAAGCCTTTTAACCTTGTAGAATACCAGGGCCAAAGATACATACCTAAAACGGATAAGCAGCTTGCCAAAGTATTTTATTTAGAAAAGGATGATAGCATTGGGACTTAAAGTATATGGTACCAAAAAACTAAAAGTAAACCTTAAAGATAAAAGGCAAATGAAACTTGTAAAAGGTATTGTTAAGAAAAATACAGCTATTCTTAATCAAGAGATGGTTAAGGCTGCTGTATTTAAAGGTGGATATTCTACAGGCAGAACAAGGCAAAGTATTAGTTTATATATAGGCAATAACGGTTTATATGGGAAAGTACATCCTAACACAAAATACTCTCCGTATGTTGAATACGGGACAAGGTTTATGAGTGCTCAACCATTTGTTAAACCGGCCTTTCAAAAAGCAAAGAAAGAATTTATTAAGGACTTGGAAAAATTAACATGATTAAATCTAGAGAACAAAGTATATTTGATGAAGTGTTCAAACAATGTAAGTTATTAGGTTATAAGGTCTACGATTATAAACCGATGAATGAGGTACCTTATCCATTTGTAGAAATGGAGGATAGCTCTGTTAGTTACACTCCTAATAAAACAGATGTTAAAGGTAGTGTTAGTTTGAGTTTGTCTGTGTGGGCTCTACAAACTAAAAGAAAAGAAGCCTCTAATATGGCAAATGCTATACTTGAAAAATGTTTGAGGATAGAGCAAACAGACGGGTATTATTGGGCGTTAAACTTAAACGCAAGTACAATAAGAATACTAGATGATAGAACAACCGTTACACCGCTTAAACGTGCTGTAATTGAGTTGGAATTTAATTTGAGATAAGGAGATAAAAATGGCAGAACAGAAAAAAACATATGAAGCTAAAAAGGGTGTTGACATAATTCTGTTATACAGATTATTAAAAAACGCTAAAACAGAAGCGGCTTTTAAATTAGCTTTCCAAACCGAGCATAAAAATGAAATTAGTAGAGATGCTGATGCTCAAAAAACTAAAGACGGTAACATTCAAAGCTTATCAGCTATTGAATATGATTTCTCAGCAACTTCTATTGCTGCTAAAGGAGACCCTCATATTGATGAGCTGAAAAAAGCATTAATCAATGGAGAATTAGTTGAAATTTGGGAAATTGATAAAGCTGAAAAGAATTCTGAGAATAAATATAAAGCAACTTATTATCAGGGTTACATAACTAAATACGGAATGACAGCTAATTCAGAGGATAGTGTGGAGCTAGAACTTGAATTCTCTATTAATGGTGTTGGTAAAGATGGATTTGCAACATTAACAGCTGATCAAGCTGAAGTTGTTCAATACGTGTTCAAAGACACTACTATAGAAGCTGGATAATAATTTAATAAAAGCTAACTGGTAGAACTGGTTAGCTTATTTTTTTCGGAGGATTACAGAATATGCAATTAACAATTAATGAAAAAACGATATTCCGATTTAGCAACGTTCGAAACTGAATGATAACTTTCAAGAAAAATAAAATCCAATGGATAAATTTCAAAAAATGGAATTTTAACCCAATCTCTTTGGAAATTTAAATTAGAGGCAATCATTTATATGCCTCTTTGTCTATGTTTTTGTCTAAATTTTTGCAAATTGTTTTATCTGTATTTTTGCTTAATTTAATCATTTTAAAATCCTTTTATCAAAGCCCGACATATTCGCGGGGAGGTGCGCTGCCAAGCAAGCCTTTATTTAAAAACTCTAAATTCTCTAAAATCTTATAGAGCAATAAAAGCTCAGTTCCCATTGTCTCTTCGCAATTTTT